ACAGGGCTTAAAATCAACAACGGGGAGTAGGACTAACGCATTTGATTGTATCCCATTTAGCCTGCTGACGCAACTCGTCGATGTAGTCATACAGCGCACACCGTTGAGGGTAATCAAGATTGCTGCCAAATATAACCTGCAACGTAATTGTATTCGCCCACTTAATCCTAATCTTCACGCCGCAACCTCCCCACGATAAGCCCAATGCTTTTCATCATCCAATAGTTTCAGCAAATCCCGCTCCATTTCTTCCTCATCACCATACGGCACGGGGATAGCGCCAAAGCCAGCATTGATAACGCCCATCTTCTGTGCGCACTCGTCAATGATGCGCTGATGCTCGGCTTTCAGGTATTCAGTCAAATCGCTGTGCTTGTAAGCAGCTTTCAGGCGCAGCGGTTGCATGACTAGCTTCTGTTTGCCGTTTCGCTCCAAGCAGTAAACCACCAGCACAACAAACCAATCAAAAGCGGTCCTGTCCAGCGCAGACGCAACGCTTTGGCCGATTTGTACTGGCTTGCCGGATTTCTGCTTAACCAGTTCAACGTACTTGTCTGCAAACGTCATAATCAGCGCCAGGTCACGCACGGCGATTTTGCTTTGTGTGATTAAACGTTTGACGGCGTTGTGGGGTTTGCGTTTCATTGCCCAACCTCCACCTGCCACCGCCCGCCGACATCCTTAATTTCGTAAGTATACCGGAATTGATTACAGTTCAGTGTGTAGCCGTTACCCCAAACGTACTTAATGACAGCGCTAACCGAATCGCAGCGATAGCCGTTCAGCTGGACCAATGTAGTCAGCGCCTGCACTAACTCAGGGTGATGCTGGTCAACGCCGATAGCGTCTGATTCAATCGGTGCGTCAGCTAGTGCGGTGCCGACGGTGAATACTGCTGCTAATAAGATTTTCTTCATTGTGGTTCTCCGTTGTTGTTAACACCGCGCCACTATAGCGCGGTTTTGTTTAGTTAGTGGTTGGACCAGCGGCCAAAAGCTCAGCCCAAAGTGCCATATAGTTAACCCCATCCACTGCGCTATCCATATGAAAGCCTTCCGTTGCGTTCTGCCGAACAATTTTCAGCATAACCAACATCAGGCAAATATCTGCACCGGTGATTGATTTGCCAGTTACAGCATTAAACGCCTCAGCCACCTGGTTAAACGACAATTCTTTCTTGCCGCTTGGGTCGTACTGCTTTCCGCGCTCAGAAAGCGTTTTAAGGCCTTCTGATAAAAAGTCAGCCGCTGACACCGGTTTTGCTATTTCGTCGCTTGTGGTGCGTTCTGGTGCGTTATAATGCGCCCCGTCGCCGCCGTTAGTGCCGACAATGTCGATGCGCTGTTCTGAGGGCCAGTCCAAAGACCTTGTTTCAAAATCTTTGTATGAACTTATCTCAATCATGTCGGAGCCATGATATCGAGATACATCATCTGAGACGAAAAACCGCATTTTGCCAGTGTCTTTGTCGTGCTCCCAGAAAAGCTCGTTTGCATAACATACTGCGCGTGGTGGCGCTTTAGACCAATCTACTTTACTCATTTTGAATTACTCCGAAGAAAACCCTTATCATCAACATACAACTCCCCATCAGCCAGCAAGCGTTGCGCAATAGCTCGACTGTTCGGTTTCAAATCAGCCAGCGTGATGCGGCTGTACTTGCATTTGTCTAGCAGTGTTTTGTGTAAACTCACCATCTACAAGCGCTCCATTCCGACTAACTCTTTGTTCGTAACCTTGGCAGATTCCCGCCAAGCCCTGTTGTTGTAGTACAACGCATATTCACCTTGCGGGTTGACACGGTAAAGCGTCTGGCCCATCAGGTATATCTGGTTTAAGTGCAGGCCGTACCGATAAGCCTGCTGCGGGTGCTGGTTTCCTGTATACCAACGCTCAAATAACGCTAACTCCATGTCGTTAGTCATTTGTACTTAACCCCCGCCGCTTCAAGCGACTTCTTCACGTCGTCAATCTCGTAATACTCATCATGCTCCATGCCGACCTCGCTTGTATGCGGCAGCTCAAACACATGAGTTCTGCAAACGCTGATTGGTAGGTTTACCACCAGCGCTTGGCGGGAGGCTTGCCATGCCCACCAAGCCCAATAAACGCCTGGTTGCATATAGTCTCCACGTTTTACTCTAAAATCAGGCTCCCATCCTCCGCGATGCGCTGCTTCTGTGTAGGCTTTTTCGAATTCAACTCTCATTTGCTCGTTCATATACACTCCCCTTCTAGTTTCTCATTCAACTCACGCCGCCGCTGTGCATGCTGGCGGTATTCTGAGGCGGGACTCATGCCACCAAAAAACGCCGCATGACGCTGGCGGTCTTGCTCCCATTGGTCGGCGTCGTGTTTGCAGCCAAGCCAAAACCACACCGATTCAGTTGACGCACCGACCATCCTGCCAATCTGCGCGTAGTTGCGGTGTCCAGCTTGCCATAGCGCTTCGGCTTGCTGTTGTTTACTCTTCATCCGCCATCGCCTCCAAAATCGCCGCATCCGCAAAACAAACCGCCTGATTAGCGTACATGCAAAGCAGGCTTGCGCTGTACGGCATAACGTCAGCAAGCTGCTTCAGGTCGCAGTCAATGACTGACCGCATTGGTTGCCAGGTGGTCATGGTTGCGGCTCCAAATTCTCGTCATCGTAGAAATCAGGGAAAAACACCATTATTCGCTCCAGAGAAATGCCTAACTGCTCAGCATATTCGCGCGGACCGAAGCCACGGTAAAAAGTCTCGTGAATGGTACTGCCAAGTTCGCCAAATGCTGTTGGCTCACCAGTTGATGCAGTGTATTCATCCCGAATCTCGACGCATGACAAACAGGTTTTAAAGCTATCTGGCTTGCCATCCCACACGCCGCTTGAGTGCTCGTATTTGTCACCGGAACTGATTGCTTTTCGGCACTCGCAGCAGGTGTGTTGCTTTTTTGCTGTGCGTGTTTTTCTCTGGAATGCCTGCGGCATATCAAAATCACTCATTTCTTCATCTCCATAGCCTGCCTAGCCTTCCGCGCAATAATATCCCCGCAAACCAGCCGTACCATGTTGCGCACAACCGGTTCTTCTGTTGCCGCCACCACGTCGCAAAACTGCAGCAACTGCGCATCGGTCAGAAACGGTAGCTGCTCAAACAGCTCGTATCCGGTCACGTGCGTTTGTTCGCGCATTGCGTCAAGCGCCATATCGTAGGCTGCGTCGCGGTCGGCTTGGTGGTTGTGTAGTTTATAGTCCATTGGTTAGTCCTCGTTGTTGATAAACCAATCATAACACCGGTTTCATGCGGGGGTGGTCTGACCAGCGGGTTGCTGCTGACATCACTCAACGCGATAAATGACCAGTTTTGAATCTATTACTTTGGTTTTAACTAAAATTTGCATATGTTTCTGCGCTGAGCAAATTTCAGAAATTGTTCGTTGAACCCCATCAAAAGCTAAGTATTGGCCGAAACCAAAATCGAATTTTTCGACGGTCAACGATTCGCCAGGTTCAATCGAAGTGATCAAATTAAAAATTGTTGCTTTTTTAGAACCAGCCCTGTAAGGAGTATTTTTTTCAGTGTTTGGATAAACAATCATGGTCACATCTCAAATTTAAAAACAGAGTCGCAATAATACTATAAAAATATAAATAACGCAATAAGAATAAAAAGCATAAAAACAACTTAGGGAAAACCCTGACTTTTAAATACACTCAGGGAACGCTTTTTCTCTTTTAAATTCATGCATTTATAGCACTTTTGACACACCACATCCCTAAGTTTGACCCCGACCTGCATCTAACGGGGGAATAAATTTTCATATGTGTATAAAAAATCTTTTTTATATATTTCTCTCCCTTTTACTAACTTCAATATACTTAGGGACTTAGGGTAAATAATAAAAAATATGAATAAAATCAAACATTTAAAGCAAACCCTAAGTTTTTTTAAACTTAGGGAAAACCCTAAGTGACTTAGGGTTCAAATAAAAAGCCCCTTTCGGGGCTTCGGATTAAAAAGGAACCGGTTTAAAGTTTATGGCCTTCTCTTTGTCGTCCTTGCAGTAAATTAGCTGGTTTTTCTTTTCATCGTCTTTGTACCTTCCGATGTTGTGATAACCCATCTGAAGCAAGATATTCGACAATCTGCTTGTTTTAGGAAAATCTTTATACTCGTTTCCAAAGGTCAAACTTTCAGAAACTTTCTTTGTTAGCTTTGTCACGTTGATCACATGGTTTGAAATATCCTCGCACTCAAACTCGGCCAGCGCATCCTCTACTAGCAAATAGTCGGCAGATTTCGCCATCTCTACCATTGTATTTTTCGCCTTTGTTCGCGGGGCGACAGTCATTTCTATAAAATCTTGCGGTATCTGGTGCGACATTAACCAGTCTAAAAGCTCGCCAGGATGACTGCGCATAGCCTCGTATAGTTTTGGGTAATAGTTGTGATTACCGGCTTTCCATGCGTTGAGCGCTTCGGCGCTTTGCCATTGCGAAAACAACACGCAATAACGCCGGTCGTTTTCATCGATTGGTAAAGCGTCTTTAAAGTTTGTTAGTGCAAAATAGTTGGTCGTGTTGACGGCCTCATAGGCATCTGTGCGCATTTTCCTGACGCTTACCGTTGGGTTTGTGATATATGGCTTTAGCTTGTTAAGCGTTTCGTATTTGCGGTAATTGTCCAGCTTCAATTCTTCAATGAATACCATACAACTACCTTCGGCCCATGCGGTAAACTTCTCGTCAAGCGATTCGACGCTAATGGTTCGGCAGTTGGTCGAACCTAGCAGTTTCGCCATCAACTCAGCAAAAAAGCTTTTGCCGTCCCCCTGCACCCCTTGCAGGATAATCGCCCACTGAATCTTTTTACCTGGGTGTTGTACGTTATGGGCCAGATAATTAATAACCAGTTGCTGTTCGCTTTCATCTGGCAGCAAATGCGCGATGTGCTGCTTGACCATTTCAACAGTTTTTGAGCCTGTGCAATCTTTTCTGCGTAGTGGGTTTGGTTTGTACGTGTTAAAATATTTTACGCCGTCATAGGTAAAAAACTCGTCGAACATTGGGGCGTACATGCCGGTATGTACGCACTCAATTTTATTGTTCACATACGTCGTTGCGCTTTGCGGGTTTCCGTCCGCATCAGTTGGCGTGTCTCGACCGTGCAACACATCGAACGCTCTTGGTCCCATTGTGACTTTTGTGGTCTTGTCCATGTATTCGGCAACTTGCGTCAAAAAAACGTAGTCGTCATAAAACTCTGCGGTTTGTTTTGGTTTGGCCATGCGGATCAAACGCTTTACCTGCGACTCACTCAACTTCTCGCCAAGCACAGTATTGAACTGTTTAATCAACAGCTTTACTGCCAAAGTCGAATCGATTTCGGTTAGCTTGCACTTTGCGATCTCAGCAATAACAGATTCAATTTCGTCTTTTGTTTGCGCGTCTCGAATAGAATCCATCACGCCAACAACGCGCTCTTGCTCAACGACTGCGTAACCTCCGACCATTTCAATCACGCTGGCAAAAGTGACCGGATTACTTTTCTTGCTTCGCGCCATACTTTCCCAGCGCTTGCGGTTACGGGATTTATCGTAGTTACTGGGAGATAACTGACTAAACTCGTCAAACAGCTGCCAACCTTCTTCAGAACCTTGCGATTGATGATAAATCGCCATCATAACTTTCAACCATGTGTCTGAAGATTCGGCCTGTTCAGGCGTTAATTTGCGAACAAAGGTTTCGACGTCCGACCATGCAATGTCAAGCGGCTGCGCTGCAATAACTTCGAGCAAATCAAACGGCTCCGTTACCGAACCGCCGACCAGCTTATCAAGCGCCACTTGCGGCAATTCTGGCCACATAGCCAAATCATGCAAAGCGTCAACAACCGAATCGGCAAACGTCAAATTCTCGTACCCTTCGCCGGTGGCAATGTAGCCTTTAAAGCTGGCACGAGTATCAAAGTGTTTGACGCCGCAAACGTTCGTGCCGTTGGTCAATTCTAATTCGACCGGTACACGAAAAGCGTAATGTACGCCACCGCTTCGCGTCTTTTGTAATTCGGCAGCAGGCCAATCGATTTCGCAGCCAAAAGCCGCTTCAACTTCTTCAACCGTCACGCCTTTATACGTGTCAAGGTCAAAAACAATAACGCCTTTCGGTATCATCACGCCGACAAGTTTTGTTTTAACCTCGCCGGTATATTCTCGCCAATCCGTATTTTCCGGAACGGCTGGCGCTTTTTTATCAGTAAGTGGGAAAATAACCTTATCTTGCATCTTTAGTTGCTCCAACCAAATCGACGGCTTTAAACTTTCCGCCGCTCAATTTTTCAATCTCAATGGCTCTGGCTGGCGGGACACCTTCAACCAACCACTGAGTAATTGCCGCCGCACTAATCCCAAGCTTTCGCGCCAGCTCGCTTTGACTTCCGAAATGAATAAATACATCGTTCAGCATGTTGACCTCTTATTAAGTTGTGCTTAAAATTGAAGTGTAGCTTAAAACTACAATGCCAATCAACCTAAACGCGAGAAATGAAAATGTCTTTAGAATCTAAAATCGAACTTCTTACACAAGCGATTGACCGTTTAAATAAAAACCTTGAGGCGGCGTTACAGCCAGTATCTGCGCCAGTGCAACAAGTCGTTGAAGTTGCACCAACAACCGCACCAGTTGAAGCGGTAACGACTGAAGAAGCAGTGCCGACGAAGACCGTCAACGCCGATGATGTTCAGGCGTCTTGCTTATCGTTAAGCCGTCGTGATCCGGCCAACAAAGCCAAAATCAAAACATTGTTGTCAGAGTTCAAAGCGTCAAAGATTGCCGACTTATCCGAGCAAGACTTGGTGGCGTTTGCGCAGAAACTGGGGCAGCTGTAATGGCTGCTCATGCGCGTTTGAGCGCGTCCGGCTCTGACCGCTGGGCGCGTTGCCCTGGTAGCGTCAAGGCTGAAGAAGGTTTTACGGACAAAGGTAGCAACTTTGCGGTCGAAGGCACAACAGCGCACGCGCTGGCCGAATACTGTCTAAACAATGGCGTCAGCTGCGCGTCGTGCGAGGGAATGACGTTTGAAGGTCGCCAAGTCGATGCCGAAATGTGCGAGTACGTGCAACAGTATGTCGATTACGTTTGTTCGTTTAGCGGCGAACACTTCTACGAGCAACAAGTTGATTTCGGGCCGTGGGTGCCGGATGGTTTTGGTACGTCTGATGCGATTGTGATTGACGCGAAATCAAAAACGCTGCGCGTTATCGATTTGAAGTACGGCAAAGGCGTTCGCGTTGATGCTGAGCAGAACTACCAGGCGCAACTGTATGCGCTTGGTGCAATTAACGACATGGGGTTTTTAATTGATGTCGAAACAGTGTTTATCGCCATCGTGCAACCAAGACTTGACCACATCAGCGAATGGGAAATATCAATTTCCGACCTGCAAAGTTTTGGTGATTACATCAAAGAACGGGCAAACTTGGCTTGTGATCCAAACGCCGAGCGCGTACCAGGTGAAAAACAATGCCAATGGTGCAAAGCAAAAGCGACTTGTCCAGCACTCTACGAGCTGACGCAACAAACTCTACTACAATCGTTTGAAGTCATCGAAATCGATTCGTTGCCAAAGCTCAATTTACTTAGCGAACAACAATTAAAACTTGCGCTTGACAATCGCAAGTTGATTGAAAGCTGGCTGGCGTCTGTTGAGCAATACGCAACGGAACAGATTTTGGACGGCAAACAAATCGGCGGCTATAAGCTGGTTGAAGGTCGTAGCGTTCGCCAGTGGATTGACGAGGCGCAAGCAGAACAAACACTATCTGAGCGCTTTGATGAATCGGAAATCTACAAAAAAACCTTTATCAGCGTTGCGCAGGCCAAAAAGCTGCTTGGTAAAAAACAAGCAGGTTTACTGGTCGA